GGCAGATATGACTCTATTTTTCGCACAGACGATTTATGAGAGAGATGATATGGGAGATATGATTAGTCAGTTTGTAGCCTTTCAATAATTATAATTTAAAGAAATAATCGTCCTTTAATTTAATGGGAAGTTGTGATGTGTGTTGTGAAAAATTAAACAAGATAAATCACAAAGAAGTCAAGTGTCCTTTTTGTGATTTAACAAGTTGTCGTTCATGTTCTCAAAGATACATCCTAGAATCCTTTGAAGACCCACATTGTATGGGATGTAAAACTCATTGGAATCGCGAATTTGTAGATTCATTCTGTACCAAGTATTTTAGAAATACCCAACTAAAACGCCATAGAGAAGATGTTCTATTTGAGAGAGAAAAGTCTCTCATGCCAGAGACACAACCTGAAGTCGAGCGAGTAATACAAATGCGTAGAATTCGTACCATCATCCGACAACAAAAGGAAAAGCTTATGGAACTTCACGCAAGACATAGAGTATTTGAATTAGAGGGTCCCATACCTCGTGAAATCCAAGTGCTTTACAGGGAAATGGAGGGTACATATAGACATCTAGATCAGTTACGAAACGGTGGAGCATTTATGGATTCTGAACCAAGGCGTTTTATACGTCAGTGTCCAAGAGAAGAATGTAAAGGTTTTCTGAATGAAGAATGGTATTGTGGTTTATGTGAATGTAAATACTGTAAAGAGTGTAATGATCCTTTGGTACCTGATCACATGTGTAACCCTGAAACTGTAAAAACGATGAAACTTCTCAATAAAGATAGTAAGTCGTGTCCCAAATGTGGTACAGTTATCCATAAGACAAGTGGGTGTGCTCAGATGTGGTGTATTTCATGTCACACAGCTTTCAGTTGGCGAACAGGTGAGATTGAGACTGGTCGAATACATAATCCACACTTCATAGAGTTTAAGAAAAAGACGATGATGTCTCGAGAACATGGAGATATTCCATGTGGTGGCACCCCTTCATTTAGAGAATTGCGTGAAATGGGTGCCACAAATGAGATACTCCAATATGCATTATTTGTACACCAAATAGAACGAGAATTGGTGTATATAGATACGCGACCGATAGACAATACCCAAATACGAGTTGTTTACATGTTGAACGATATTACCGAACATGATTTCAAACATTATTTACAGCGTCAAGAAAAGTATGTGGAAAAAAATCGAGATCTTTCAAACATTTTTGAAATGCTCGCCAATACAGGTGGGGATTTTCTTAGACAGTATGTTCTTGAACCAGAACGACATGATGAAATCATTGATCTTTTACAGAAGATTGTGGACTATGGAAATGAAATTTTCGATTCAATTCGTAAACGCTACAATTGTCGACTTCCCAGAAATATTTATGTATGAGTACATTAGGATGTTACTTTTATTGTTCATCATCATTCTCGTCATCTACATATTACCTAGATACAGAAGCCCTAAGGTGTTCAAAAACTTTTTGACTGATGATGAATGTCGGTATGTGATACAGAAAGCAAAGGGTGATTTGGGAACATCATCTGTCACAAATGAAAAAAAGGTGGATAAATCGATTCGTAAAAGTGAGACAGCATGGTTAGACAAAGAGGATCCTATTGTTCGAGATATTATGGACAGATGTCTCACACACACGGATCGACCATTCGTGAATTGTGAACAGTTACAGGTGCTTCGGTACGAACCCGGTGGATTTTATAAACCTCACCAAGACGCATTTGAAAATGATAAAAATATGAGAATGTATACATTCATTTTGGCACTGAATGATGGCTATGAAGGTGGTGAAACTATATTTCCAAACTTGAACAAAGAGTACAAACTCGAGAAGGGTGATGCCCTTTTTTTCGATACTCTCGACAACTATGAGTTTATGACATCCAAGGCTTTACATGGTGGGAAACCTGTAAAGTCTGGAGAGAAATGGATTTGTAATTTATGGGTTAGGAAGTATCCTTACACCTGAACCTCACCACGTTCGATCAACTTCTTGCGATTCTCTAGATGAAGGCCCTCGACTAGCGACTTGTTTTGAGCGGCATATGGAACAGCATACCCTTCGTCACACATCCACTTATTAACATTGGTCCAGGTACCTTCTTCACACACCCAAACCTCTGCGAGAACGCGACCAAACTTACCCCTCGAATCCGCCTCCGGGCATCTGAGTTCGATCTCGATATCATCTTTCTCAGATGCGACCGCCTTCAGGCACCATTCCTTGAGCTTCTTCTTCGAGAGAAGTCCGAAAACTTTCTCCTCCTTATCAGAAGTACGAGACTCGGGAGTGTCAATACCTAGGAGGCGAACACGCTGCTTCGTGCAGACATCAAAGCCTAGATCAATGTTAACATCAATGGTATCACCATCAACCACCTTCTCAAGGGAAGAGACACGGTACTTGAAGTTGCAGGGTTCGACGTCGTAAGAAGACATTTTCTATTATGAAGACACTTAAAATCTTTATGCTACATTAAGGTATGAAATGTGTCGCAACATTCTCAGAAAACAATCTATACAAGATAAAGTTGGCGAAGACTCGTAAGAACGTTCTCGAGGGGATGTACAGACGACCAAGTGTCGTGGAAGTGCGTCCAATTAGGGAAAATCTGAGACTTCGTTTTCGTTTCACTGAAGCGATAAAAGAAGCACAGGAAATATGTGCATTGGATAAGGATTCTTCCGAATGCCATTGGGCGTGGTACGAAGTAGATGAACTTGAGGATTCCCTCATGCGTCGACAATGACTGTCGGTGGTTCGTCATCATATCCATAAAAGTGTATAGAAATGCCATAGAGTTCATTGAGTCTGGTGTGTAACTCCTCATTTATAAAACACTTCCATTCACGTAAACTCGTGGAAAAGTATTCACACCTCTCCTCACCAAAGCCACGTTTGAGAAGAAAGTCTTCGTAGCGTACTTCCTTCATGAGTGAATAGACAGACTCTGGAACTGGAACTGTACCCCTTTTCACCGCATCAAATATGTCTATGACGTAGTACCCACGTGCGTCACAGATAATGTTCACTTGTATATCAGGGAACCCCTTGATGAATGATTCAAAGTCTGCGTCACTCGGGAGAGTCGTGAAGATTGTGGGACCAACTTCATCAGGAATTACCTGGAGGAATGATGGATGCGTGTGATACGCGATAGGTGCATCCGACCACTCTGCCTCGAGAACACTCGCATCGACGCGTGCCCTATCCTTCGAGGTCACGTAGGTGAGACCCTTATAATTCATACACTTGTCGTACTTAACCTTCCCACCATATTCCCACCTATTTTTTGATGACAACTTACTTACAGATTTCAAATCTCTCACCACGATTTTTGTAATGTGTAACCTGTGTGCGGTCATCCTATATTCATGATGACATTTTTATCCAGGAGTGTAATCTCACCGAGTTCGTCCCATGTGTAGTACTTGATGGATATACCAAACTTCTTGCGCATGATGGGGTCCATGTACCCGTTTACAGCTCGTTTCCATCGGTCAGGTGTCGTTTGAAAGTATTCCAGGTTACTCCAGTTCACAGATACACGCTGAAATTCTCTGGAACTCAAGAAGCGATTAAATTCTGCGACAACTTCATCTGGGTTGGGTTTATTCATATTCGTTTCAAGGAGATCAATGATATAGTATCCCTGGTACTCGAGGATAAGATTTGCTTGTATCGTGGGGTAGTAGCTTATATAGGTCCTGAAATCAGTCTCACTTGGATAGGTAAAAAGTGGTTTATTATTTTCAGGGACTGGGTGTGTGTGATACACGATATATTGAGTCATATCTTCTTGTGTGGGGGTTACAGAAGTCAGTTGTTGGTTTGTACTCACCGTCGGTGTACCGAATCTAACATAGTTACGTGTATTCGAAAGTGTGAATGGTATAGAACCCCCGTACTCTACTCGCTGTTCCCAGGTTTTCTTATACACATTCTGAAGTTCTTTGATTGTTTTGCGACTCAATCTCACCGAAAGGTAACGATCATTCCCACTCGTCACCGTACCTACGTTAAACGTATTCCTGGGTATGTTTACACGCCTAAATTTTTTGGATAGACGATTGAGTGCAGCATTAATTTGAGTCATCTTCCTTCGTCTCTCCACTTCACGGCGTCTGTTAAGATTCTGCCTACGCACTGTCTCAGATCTTCGTTTCTCCACTGTCTTCGTAGAGGTCTTTTTGACCGAGACCATCT